CGCCCGAACAGCTTGATGATGAACCGCCAGACCACCGGCGCCACCGCGGTCAGCAGCATGAACGTCTGCGGATGGGTAGCGATCACGTCTTGCGGCAGTAGACCGAACTCCGATCCAGCTGCAGCGATTCCAGCCAGCGACACCACGCCCAGACCGGCATCACGAGCAACCCGTCCCGTCGAAGCCCAGCCATCATCCGGCATGCTTCCGCGTCCTACGACCTCATCAGCCATCATGCTCTCCTTACGGTTACAGGCCGACACGAACGCCCTCGGTGGCCATCAGGTAGATGGTTGCGAGCATCGCGTAGACCTGGTCTTCTCGTGCTTGACGCTGGGCGTCGGTCTCGGTCGGCCGGACCTTGTTGGTCTGCCAGTGGTCGTGGGCATCGCAAGCCTTCAGGCCGGCGACGATATGCTGCTGGATCTCGATCCACGGACGGCCAGCGACCTCCGCCGCAAGCTCGGCGCAGATCGCCTTGAGCGGCTCTTTGTCGTTCTGGAACTGCAGGCCGAAACGGGCCACTTGGGCACTGAGGGTTAGAATCTTCGGTGATAGGGTCATGGGATTACCTCCGGAGTAGGATTGGTGTCGGCTTCGATCTCGCCAGGGTCCTCGACCTCGATATCATCAAAGGACAGAACCTTAGCCTCGTCGCCGTAAAGTAACCGGTAAGCCGCGGCATAAACGCCCGTGACAAATCCGGCCGTCGAGATATGCTTGTCGAGCTGGTCAACGACCCGTCTCGGCAGAATCAAGACGTTGAACGGGGCTTCTTCAACCGACCCGTCGAGCTTACAATTGACGATCTTACTGGCCAGATCGTCCAGCCGGCGCTTGTCGTCAGACTCCAGCGTTGACCCACGAGCCCCGCCGGCCGCTTCAATGCCGTCCACCGCGACCTTGCCCAGACGCAACGGTAGCCCTCCTGGCGTCCGGTAGCTCTCGCCTGAACGGCTGCGGATGAGCCGATTGAAATCGACCCGCAGCCGTTCTTTCTGCCCGTCCTTCTCCTTCGCCACTCCAGCGCTCCGATCTCCCCCCGAGTGTATACCTTAATTTACGGTGCTGGCTCGGCCGGCACCACTGCGGCGTTAAAGTAGCTCAGCACCTGGATCAGCTCGTTCCGGTGCACTGGCCACGACCACGGATCGGGACCGGTCAAGCAACTGGTGCCGATGGCCTCCTTAAGCGCCAGCTTGCCCTCACGCCAGAGCAGCCGTTCGTCGGCAGTCACCATATCATACGGCACCGTGACGGTGACGTAGAGCGGGTCCTGGCGATAGGCTGTCACCATCAGACCAGCTTTGACCAGACCGGGATAGACAGTATCGACCTGAGCCGCCGCGGTGTCGCTGGTTGCCCCGGCCTGCAGGCTGTCGATTACCGCTTGGACGGAATCGACGATTGACGCCGCGGCATCACGCAACGCCACCGCTTCCGCCAACTCCTCTTCCACTTGAGCCATTGCCGGCAGTGCCAGCAAGGCCAGCAGAATCACACTCGTAAGCACTCGCATGGCATCTTCTCCTTATTGCGAATTCAGGCTGTCGATAGTGCTCGTGCCGTAATCCTGATACACCCACGGGATGCCGCTGTCGATCCTGATCGTGTTGTGGTCAACGATGCTTTTGACGTTCCCAGTCTTGATCGTCACATCGCCCGAGACTTTGTTGTTAGTGAACATGCTGGAATCGGCTGTAGCCGCGAAGCCCAGCGCACTGGCGGCCCCGCTCCAGCTCGCCATGATCGCCGTGTTAGCGATGCCCACCATACCCAGACCACGACCGGCGCCGTAGAAGTTCCCGCCGGACAGTTTGTTCTCTCGCCCAGCGAACAGCACCGCATCAACGTCAGCGTCTGCCACTGAGCAGTCCACTAAGATATTGCCGTCAGCGCCAGCGCGAACGTCGAAGCCGGACACATCAGCGTCCTCTACGTGCACTCGCTGAAACTCATTCTGGTCGCCAATGACGACAATGGCGCTTGAGTCCTCGCCGGCACCACCGGGAGCAGTGTAGGCCGTCAGGTCGCGGATGGCTACCGAGTCGCCCGTCACCCTGATCGCGGCGATATCAGCCGTCCCAGCGTTAGTGATCTTCGTCTTCTTGCCTTCTCCAGTGATCTTGAACCCAGTCGGAATCGAAGTGATCCCGTTGACGTAGGTCCCCTTGCTGATCTTCATCTCGGTCTGGCCTTGGACGTTCAGCGCGTTGATCGCATCTTGCGGCGTCCAGAAGTCCCCGTTTCCTGCCGAGTCCACGACGGCCGGGCTCTCGATGATGTAGTCCTTGTAGGCGTAGGCGTGATTGGCGCTGGACCAGAGCGTCGGGTCAGGGATCACGATACGGGTGCCAAGAGTGCCACCGAAGAAGAACCCGCCGCCGAGGCTATCGACGCCCGCAACGCGGAGGAAGTCGCCATCAGCCAAGACGCCGCAACTGGCGCAGGCGAACGTGTCGATCATCGCGCCCCACTTGTCCCGCAGCTCGATGGACGCCGCGTGGACCAGCATCAGGGTGCCCGAGTGCGGCTGGACCTTGACCTTCTTGATGGCGTTGACGAGCAAGGTATCGGGTGTCGGGCTCTGGATCATCCGCAGGCCACGGCGGTACTCTTCCTGGATCTGCTCGGCGGTCAGCACCTCGCGGACGATTACCGGCGGGGTCATTGAGCCGTTGAAGAAGTATCCGTAGGCGACATTCAGGAACCCCCCGATAGTTGCTTGGTCGGATGTATTCCGCATGGACGTGTGAGTGCCGTAACTGCCGTCCGTAAGCGGAACACTGACTCCGTTGTAGTAGATGGCCAGACTGCTTACCGTAGCTCCACCTCCGTAGGTGCAAACGACGTGCTGCCAAACACCAGTCTGAACCAAGGCCTCTGAAGTTCCTATGATTTCACCGCCACCAGTTGAATCCGCAATGGAGAAGGTGATCTTACTAGCAGTGGTGATCATTGTATACCACCCCTGCTTCTTCGAGGCGGGCATCTGATTATTAGCAACGCTGGTGGGCTTCAGCCACTGCGAAATACTCATCGCCTGTCCCGCGACGAACGTCAGCGAGTCATGGTCGCTCACCCGCACGACATCATTGACCCCGTCGAACACCCACGCATGGGACAGCGGTCCGTTGCTGGCCGCAGTGAACGCCGGAGGAGTCGAGGCCGCCGTGAAGATCGACGCCAGTCCACCGACCTTGGCCGTGCTTGCCGGACTGAACGCCGCCATCACGTTCCCGACCATCACCGGCGAGACATACCGCGCGTTGATCTCCTGTTTGCTACCGTTGGTGTTGTCGGTCGCCTTGGCGTCGAGCACGTAGAGCCCCGAGTCGGCTCCAGCGTAGATGCGCGGGCTGTTGTTGCCCGAGCCGCTGGCTCCGTCGAGCGCGGCGATGGAGGATAGCACGGCGGGAGCAGCCCAGCGCCACTTAGCCGATCCAGTGGTTCCGCTGGTGGGACCGCCAAACTCCCCGATATCGGCGTTAATGTCGCCATCAGCCGTAACCGTCCAGATTCGTCGCCTCACGTCGAGATAGTCGAACCCAGCGCCAGACGAGTAATGCCAAGCATTGAGCACGATGCCCGATGGCGTAAATGCCGATGCCCGAGACACTACCGCTTCAGCACTCCAGTTGCCGTCATAGATACTCAATGTTCCAAGAGCGTTGTAGCTCGCCACGCTAACCTCATCCGCCGTCCCCGCGACCCAGTACTGGAGCTGCCGCCCCAGCCTGTCCCGGTGCCACCGATACGGACTGCGAGTAGCCGCGACGGTGTTTACGGTGTTGTTGACGATGGCGGGAGAGGCGGACATAGCCACGAAGCCAGCACCGGTATTCCGTGCCGATAGCCCCGACCCCTTCCATTGCTCAAGGCCGGTCATGGTATACGTTAGGCTTCTATCCAGCAACTCATCGACCAAGAACATGCCGAAGCCACTACCAGTCAGGATAGTGCCGTCGAGGTAGGCTAGGGTGTTCAAGGCGCTTGACGACATGGAGTAGCCGGATGCCAGTATATACGCCCGCGTCCGCGTCGAACTCGGGTTCATCAGGTCATACCACCCGAGCGTATCCCCCGCCGTAGACGCGATGAGCAAGCCGAGATCGGGCACCCGCGTAGCATCCACCCGCCACAGGCTCGTGTTCGTCTCGGCGGCTCTGAACGCATCGTAAGACCACACCTGCGCCGGATCGTGCAGGTTGAGCCCAACCGCGACCTTCATGGAGATCGGGAGGGTGGTGTCCTTCCAAACCGCGAACGTCCGGATCGGCACCAGCAGCGTGTCCGCCGTCTTGTTCAGATCGAATTTCCGTGCCTCTACCGACGCCGGTAGAATCAGGAGCAGAAACCAAAGACTCGCTATCGTTACCCGTCGCATCGCGTTAACCCTCCACCAGAAGATTGCCGTTGTCCGCAGCATTAGGCGCCGTCGTGTTCGTTCGCAAGCTGCCCGCTCCGTCATTCCAGATGCATTTGTCGGTACCGAACCACAGCGGCGCCAGATAGGTGCCCACCAAGTTCACTCGCCCAGAGCCCAGCACAGTAAGGAGCGCCGTGCTGGTGTTCTTCAGTTGCAGCACCGTCTCCGCACTTCCTAATGCTTGCCACGTGGTGCCGTTGCCCTTTGCTCCCGTTATCAACACTGCCGGGACTGTATCGGTTGGATCAGGATTGGCGATAATCCCGGTAAGACTTAAGCCGGTAGCGCTAGCCGCCAGATCGGAGATCCCTTCGACGGTCAGTCCGCCGTCAGAAGTTGACGTCCCCCTAACGGCCCCCTGAGTGTTGGTCGGCACAAAACTCGTCATGCCATGAGCGACCCCTGTCGAATTGACATAGTAAGAGCCGCCCGTGCTAAGTTCCAAAGTCAAGGAGCTAATTGACACAAAAGCCGATGCGCCCACGCCCATAATCATATAATCTGTAGCGTGATTGTAGGCGATCCATCCGCGGTCGTTATCGTCAGGATCTCCGAAAACGATATAGGCGGTCTTATCGGCCGGCGTGAGGATGCTCAAGCCGCAGAAGTCATTATTCTCCAGGACCAGCTCATCAGCTAATCCGCTTGCGGTTACCGTCCCTGCGGTTGCCGACCAGATATGGCACTTGCCGTCCGGAGTGGCGATGCCGATACCGGCCGTGCCCGACACTGCCAGCGGCCCGGTAACGTCCAAGAGTCCGGTTGTTATATCGAGATGCGCCGAGCCGCTGGTCAACGTCAGGATATTGTTCCCCGACGTGTCGATCTGGGCCGCAGTGTTGAAACTCAAAACCGTGGCAGCGGTATTGATATCCCCGTCGCCCATGATCGTAAAAAGGTTGGTGGTGTAGTTGGTGAGCTGGAACACCGTCTCGTCCGCCCCAAGCGCCTGCCAAGTCAGCCCATTCTGCTTTCCGCCGTATAACCAGATCGCCGCCGTCGTATCGGTCGGATCAGTCCCGGCGAGAACACCGACGACGGTGAGTGCTGGCGTATCCGGATCGTTGCTGATGGCCCATAAGTTCAATCCGCCATTAGTCGAGTTATAGTAACCCATCGAGGCGTATTCGTTCGCCGCCAGAATATTGGTCATCGTGTGCACCAGCAGCGGCGCCTCGAAGTGCAGCGCCGGCGTCACTACTTGGATCGGCGAAGTGTAGGTCAGCGACGTATGATAGCCGGTGCCGGTCGAGGTGTTGAAATCGTGATCAACATCAGCCTTGGCCTGTAGCCAGTCGGTGTTCGCCGCGACTTTGTCCAGGTCCGCTTTTTTGGTCGGGTTGCCTACCGTGACCGTGAAACCTGCCGTGAAAGCCATTTAATACCCCCTCCCTCAATACCACGTGCTACGCGCACTATACGGATCACCCGGATCAGCCAAACCGGCAGCGTCGGTAAAGAATCCCGAGATCTTCCGGCCGTTCACCGTCGCTATCGTCCAAGCAGGAGCACTGTCCGCGGTCCACTTGCCCAAGACGTTCGCCCACAGATCATACGCCCGCACCTTCATCGTCATGTTGCCCAAGTCAAGCTCGGTATGCCGCACCTGGAACGGGTAGGCGTTATATGAGTCGTAGGTCAGGTCGATCTGATCGCCTAAATCGAGCAACGTCGCCCGACGGGTAAACGTGGTCTCGATCACGGCCGGCTCGACACAGTAAAGCGAGATCTCCCGGATCGTCCGGTCGATCGCTCCACCAGAAGAGTGCAGCCACTTGAAGTTCATCACTCGCTGAACGGCCGCAGTTGCGTCGGAAATTTCCGCCTGCGTTCGTGCCACAACCGCACCCTGATAGGTGTCGTTGATCGGGTCGTAGTCGTATTTGACGACCAGGTGATTGACGTAGAACCGGTCCGGATCATACTCTACCCGATAGTCGCCGACCTCTTCGTCTTCGCTGCGGACGACGATATCGTCTTCGCGGAAAGCGAGCCGTTCGCTGTCCTGCGTCAGCGTCCGCACCTTCGGCGAATACTTGCCGCGGACGAACCGCATGTCGCACGCACACTCGTTCAGCAACTCTTGAATGACAGTCTCGCTCGACTCTTCACCGTTCAAATAACGCCGGAGCTTGTAGTCCGAGAGATCCGAGGTAGTATCGAGCGTATGGAACGCCGTGACGTTCAGGTCGGTGGCCGACAAACCAACATACGAAGTGAGCAGCGTCCGGAGCGTTTCGCCAGGCTTCTCCACGAGCGATACGTTAGCCGTTACCAAACCCTTGCAGTTGACCGCTACCGTGTCCGTCGTGGCGTTGTAAGGTATCCCCGACAGGTAGAACGTCCCGGCCGAGAGCGAGACGCCGTTAGACGCATAGGACACTAGGTCCGTCTTGTAACTCAGGCGCACCGCGTTCCACAGAAACTTGTCGATGCTCTTGATCCGGTGGCCGGCGATCTTGAATTTCTTTACCTCGGAGGCCGGCGTATAGGGAGCTGCCGTTACGTTGGTGTCAATGCAAATGCACGGTATTGACGCGCCTGACCCTGCCGCACTGGACCAGTTGCCGAACACAATCGGGATCGGCTTGGCTTTGTTCCTCAACTCTATTTTCGGATACGGCGTCCCTGGCCTACTGTCTGCGGTGCTGTCGTAGAACCGCGTCTCCATCGGCGGGATGTACTTGCGGTATCGTAGCCGCGAGTCCACGACCGTCACCTGAACCGACTTCTGATCTCTGGTGATCCCGTTCGGGAACGCTACATTGCCGCGGTAGATCTCGCTGTAATTGGCTTTGTCCCGCCCTTCGCCGATGTAGACCCTAACTGGTCTGTTCGCCCAGGTGTAGGTCGATAGCAGCGGTGACACCTGCGAATCGGCGTTGTCGATCACCATGTTGTAGGTCGAGACTACTTCCTTCGGCTCCAGGAACGACCCGAGGTCTCGTACCAGCACCGCGCTTTGCGGCAACCGACCCTCGTAGAACGCACCGGCCGTTGGCCACAGACGTATCGACAGGTCCTCGTCGGCATACCGCAGCGTCGTGCCGTCGAGGTAAACCTCAGCGAGATAGTGGAACTCTCCCGACGCGCCGCTGGCGGTGAACGCCATTGCCTCAGACCTTCTCTTGAAACGTGATATTGTCGATGCCGAACCGTCGAACCACCCGATGGGATCTCCCGACGTCGGTAGCAAACTGCGCGTAAAAGGTGTTGTGGTGAGGCCGTTCGACAGGATCGAGCGACACTACAAACGCTTTGTGTTTGCCGACCCGGCCGTAGATCCCTAACAACTCATCGGTCTGCGCTTCGTCCACATCGCCAACCGTATAGGTCAACTCGGTATACTGCGGCCGGGTGGTGTAGTAGGACTGACGGCCGGCGGTATTGACACCACGCGACGGATCGACCGTCTGCATAGTGAACCCATCGCGGAGGTTCCTGGTCGGCTCGATATACCTCCCGGCCATCACCCGGCCGCAATCCCACGTTGTCGGTCCGGCTGCATCGACCACCGACAGCCGCCAGTATTGGAACGATTGCGCCGTGACCCAGCAGTGAAACAACTTGTTGATCGTGTTCCCTTGAGCATCCGTCGGCATCGCAAACTGGTAGTTGAGCGTCGGACTGGTCCAGGTATCCGCCGCGTTCCCTTGCCACTTGACCGTCGCTGCCCGTGAGACCGTCAGCCCACCGATGAACACACAGTTGATCGTGGTCGCCGCGGCACCGCTGAACTTGATCCATTCATCGTCGTTGTTCGTTGTCCGGTAGATCTTCCGGATTAGCTCGCTCTTGACGTTCGATACCGGCAACCCTGGACTCACCGAGTAGGACGATACCGTCAGGCTATCGAGCACCGACGATACCAGGAAACGAACCTTGTTCGCCATTACAGCCCCGATCTCAAGGTGCGTTGGTCCATTTCCAGCGAGCCGAACCGACTACCTCGACGGATCATCCGGTCAAGCTCGCGCTCCAGCAACGGCAACGCATCGCGCCGGATCGCGTCAACAATGGCCGCACCGTCGGCGGCGGACCTGGCCGAGATGTTGAACACCGGCGCGAACGTCATAGCACCATAGGACCGATTCTCTTCCGCGGTCAGCACTCGCTCGCCACCGTGGAGGATCGCCGGGAACGCTTGACCCTCACTGCCTGGCACGCGAGATATGCCGCTGGCATACTGGGGAGTCTGGCCGCTGCTCCAAATGGCCGTCCATTGGCTCGTTCCAAGGAGGTCATTGAAATAGGCCATCTCGGCGATTGACTTGGTATCGGCTACCAATAATGACAGCAGCCTTCCAGCGTCTTCGAGGGATATCCCAAACTGTTGCGCAACGGCCTGCATCGTAAGCGCTACCCGACCCTGATCGGCTATGTATGCCTCTTCCTGTGTTTGCTGGCCCAGCAGGTTAAAACTTGCCGGGTTGTACTCGCCCATTGCTCTCAAAAGGTCTTCTCTTTTGCTAAACGCCGCGATGTCTCCGGTCGTTATGGCGCTCCGAATACCCGAAAGCGCATCCGCTCTGGACTTGGCCTTACTTTCGGTCCCCATTGATTCTACCAGAAGTCCAAGCCCAGTACCAAAAACAGTCCCGATTAATGAGCCAACCGTTTTCCCGAGCGGGCCCAGGTTTGCGCTTATTACCTGGCCGAGGCCCGCCCCGATGGCCCCGCCGATCTCTCCGTTAGGGCCGAACATTTCACCAATTTGAGCCCCCAGAAATGCCGCAGTCAGGGCGCTGCTAATCCCAGTTTTGATTCCCTTGCCGATGTCACCCGCAGCATCGAACGCACTGCCCAAGGTGCTCGCCAGACCGGAGAGATCGGGAAGCGAGATTGTGTCGCCAAGGTGGCCGAGCACCGATACCACGTCACCCGCCTTGTTCTTGATGCTATCGAAGACGCCCGAAGCGGAATCCCAGGACGGCGCCGGTAAGTCGATTCCACGCAATAGCCCCGCGATCGAAGAGACGGTCGATTGCGCCTTACCTGCAATCGCGGTAAAGGTGTTCCTCGCCCCTTCCCAGGTCGGCGTCGGGATCTGAATATCGGCAAGCAAACCACCGATGGCCGAGACAGTATCCTTGGCCTTACCTGCAATCGCGGTAAAGGTGTTCCTCGCCCCTTCCCAGTCTGGTGTCGGAAGGTGAATATCGGCAGCGAGCTTGCCGAACTCGCCCAGGATACCTCCGAACGCCTTCCCGCTGGCGGTCACCCCGCCATTGATGGCATCGTAAACCATCCCACCCATGTCAGCGATGGTATCGAATACTCCACCCGGTCCGGTCCAGTTAGGTCCCTTGACCGGATACTCACCAATGGTCTTCAGAGTCCCGACTACCGCAGCAACTCCCGTCTCGGTCCAGGTGCCAACATCGCTCATGGCATTAAGGAACGCCGACCGCTTAGGCGCCGGGACTTCTATTCCGCTCTCCGTCAGACCTTCCTGGACCTTCTTCCCGGTCTCGAATCCTAAGCCCTTAGCCAGTCCACCGAGAACGCCACCGAGGATTGCCGTAGTAGCTCCGGCGATGCCCGTCTCCAAAGCCGCCGTTATCGACCCGGTGATCGTGGTTTGCATGCCCTCTTTCATGGCATCAACGACATTTTCACCGAGCCGCTTGAACCGGTCCAGAATGCCACCCTCTTCGTCGATCTCGCCAACCAGATCAGCGAGACCAGCAAACGCGCTACCCTTGTTCGCGGCCGTCGGACTGGCAAAGATCTGCGCGACCTTGATCTGTAGGTCTCTGATCTTGTCGCGGTATTCTTCCGGGATCTTTTCACCCAACGCCTGACCGAACATCAGGTCGAGCATGTTCATCGTTGCTTCGGCCTGCGGTCCACCAGCAGCAATGACCCCGAGATCAAGAGCGGCAACCATCTTGGCAATCTCTTCAAGCCGCCTCTTGGCGTCGGGGATGCCCTTGCGGTCCTCCTCGCCGAAAAGGAACCCGCCGACCGCGTCTTGTAGGCCAGCCCGGTAGGTCTGCATCCCCGCTACTACCGAGGACCGCACCCTTGATGCCAGCGACCCCAGCGACTCCTCGTAGTCCCGCAGGCCGAGCCGCAATGAAGACAGCACCCCGCCGTCACCGGTGAACCAGTCCTTGATCCGATAGGCCAGCTCGCGCCATGCCGGGAGAGCAATTTTCGCGTGATTGGCGAGCCCGACGCTACGTAGTCCAACGGACAACTGGGTAAATTGAAGCCCAGTCTTGCCCAACTCGACGTTATACTCGCGGACGTGCTTAAGTGGCGGACCGATTTCCTTCTCTTGTTTTTTGGTGAGGAGATCTGTCCATGAAATGGCACCCTGGGCGAAAACCTCTGGTCTTGAACCTTGGTCGCCCAACCGCCCGAATCTTGCCGCTCCAAGACCGGCGGCAGATCCCATCTGTCTTATGCGGGCTGTCGTTAGTGCTCGTTGTTCATCGTCCCTCATTTGCCGCTGGAGCTCAAGTAGCTGTCGTTCCCGTTCGGCGTCCTTCTCCGCCTGTTCATTGGAGACATCAGCACCAAGCAGCGCCCGCGCCATTGCCTCGATCTCTTGGTCTGACCGTGGGAACTTGATGTCCTTACTGGTGCCGAACATCGGCGCCTGAGGAGGCTCCGCGGCTCTCGTCCACAGACGTTGGAACTTTGCAAGTTCTTTCCCTGGAGTGCTGAAGATTCCCTTTGCCACTCCCCCGCCAAGCGTCGTGATTGTGGTGAGCAGTCCGACTAACGTCGTTAGTGGGCCGATGGTCTCTTCAGCAATCGCTCTGCCGAGGCCGCCAAACGCCACGCCAAGTTGTGCGATAGTGTCCTGGTACTTCGCCGATCTCGCAGCCATCTCCGTTGACATCTCGCCATTCAACAGACGGGCTTGCTCCTGATAGTCCTGAACGCCCTGAGCACCCTTGGCGAACATCGGCAGAATCTCCGTGCCGGACCGGCCGAACAGCTTTTGTGCAATCGCTGCCCGCTCGGTTTCGCTGGACAACTTACTCAGCGCATCCGCCGCTTGCAGGAACAACGTGTATGCTGGCTTCAGTTGGCCGTTGGTATCGGTGATCGTGATGCCGAGCTGTTCCCAGATCTGCGCGTCGGCATTGAGTGTATCGCCGCCCTTCTTCATCGCCTGGAACGCATCAAACGCATTGACCGACATCGTCTTTAGCGCGACGCGCAGCCCTTGCAGCGACGATCCGGAGATCTCCGCGCCATACTTGAGCGTCGAGAGGTTCTCTACGGAAACGCCCGTAGCGTAAGCCATCTCGTCCAATTCGTCACCGAGCTTGGCCACTTGCCCGGTAAGCCGTATCAGCCCCATCCCCGCCGCGGCCATCGCCGCAATCCCAATAGCGGCCGCGGTCCCCGCCGGGCCCATTGCCTTCATCGCCGCCCCGACCGGACCAAGACGATTAGCCAACGACTCAAACTCGCCCTTGAGCGACTTTGCCGCCGCCTCCATCCCGGTCAGCGATTCCTTGGTCTTCTTGCTGGCCGGACCCATCTTGTCCAGCTCAGCAGCAACCTTACGGAAGACCGCCGAAGCGTTGTCTTGAGCGCCAATGCTGATGGTAATGTCCGGCACTACTTGCCTCTCTTCGTCTTCTCGTGTAGCGCGTTCAGTTCACGAGCCGACTTGTCCTCTTCTTGCCGTTCCTGATCGATCTCGTAGAACACCGATTTCATGACCTTGAACGCTCGCATCAGCCAGTTGTCCTGGTCCAAGATCCCGCCTTCTCCAGGAAAACAGGTTTGCGACAATACCCATCCAGACATCCCGGGTGTCCGACTGTAGCACATGGAGAAGAGTTCAACGGCATTCCAGATCTCAATCGGTATGGCCAACGTGGGACACTCATTGAACTCGACTCCGCCGCCCAGGTCGAAGAGCGCGAACGTTCCTGATGGAGGACACTTCCCTTGACAGTTCCGTTCGCGCTTTAGGTCGCCGTAACAGGTGCTACAGTCTGGCCGGACTCCCCGCTCGACGGCTCGGAGTCCGGCGGCAAGTTTTTTGTCTCTTCATCCGATGGTGACGCTCCTGACAGAATCGCGTTGAAGCACTCCGCCAGGAGCGGGAGCTGAGGGATCTCCATCGTTTCTAAGACATCCTTCGGTGCCGTCGCCGCCTTGCCGGCCACCTCGATCCCAGTGAACGACTCGGCCTGAGCCTGGATCGCGCTTCGCATCAGCAGCCAGTGGTTGTCCAGCGACTCGATGTCCTGGACATCCACCGTGATCCCGATCATCAGATTGACCTTGGTCTTCTTCTGGAGCGCGAAGTAGTCACCTACCGACATCCGCCGGTAAGTCATCGTGATACGGTCGGCTTCCGGCAGATCCCGGTTGCCTTCCCAGGCCGGCACGTAGGTCTCGGTGGCCTTCGCGATCTTGAGCGCCATGCAGGTCCTCCATCTCCCCCCGGAGAAATTTACTTGATTCTGTCCCGTTTCGTGTTTCCGAGTCCGTCTTTGGCTGTCGGCTACTGGACCAGTTGGTGCCATATGGCAGTTCACAAGTAGGCCGGTCATCGACCGCGCTTACGGACCATTCGCACCCTCGCAGATGCAGGCAGACGGGCTCCGCCTTTTCCAATTACTTTATGCGGACCTTGAGCGAGTCCTGACCGTTGATCCCGTAGGCTCGGCCAGTCATCGTCACCCGCGCGTCACCCTCGGCCGGCACGTTCGGCGCGACGATATCCCACTTGACCCGCTTCATCTGGAACTCGTAAATCCCGCCGGTGGTCGAGCCGATCCCGACATGGACCTTGCCCGAGGTAGCATCATCGTAGGCCGAGCCCAGCAGTAGCCCGACCTGATCCTTTTTCATCAGGAACTCCAGCGAGACCGTGGTCTTATACTTGGTGTCGCGGAGCACCTCGGTAGCGGAATCGAAGCCCACCTCATCCGCCAGCAGTGTCCGGCCGTTGTCGAAGGTGATCCGTCCACCCAGATGCTTGACCTGAGTAGCGGACCCGTCCAGCGACAGGTACCCGACCTTCGCATGGACCGGCGAGCCCGCCGTGATCGGCACCGGATTATGCGGCCAGACCGAGTCGAACTCGCTGTGAGTCGAGTTCATCCCGGTGCAGCCGAGACTGAACGTCAAGCGGTTGTTGGTAAAGTTGGACGTTTTGAGGATGAAGCCGGAAGCGCCGTGGACGTCGGTCTTGACCTGGATGCACGAGCCCTCGGTGAACTGCCGGGAGTTGTAGACGGTAACTCCGGAAACCACCTTCGTCATTGACGCCCCGGTGATGTCCAGCGAGGAGTTCCCGGTATACCCCCACTTCTTCGCCATGCCGCGATAGGTTACGGTCGCGAGACCATTCTGTCCCTGGCTACCCCAGGCCACGTCGATGCCCTGGACGATGGCGCCGAACACGTGCTCCTGGAACGACCCCGCCGAACCGGTAGCGGTCCCGCGGATACCCCGCCGAATGGTCAACGACGTGGTATGTGCCGTGGCCATCAAGAACTCGATGGACGTCACGCCGATGGACATGTGACCGAGCCCATCCTCCCACAGTCGAAAGTCGTCCGGCTGGGTGGCAACGTTCCCGTTCGGCAGTAGCAACGCCTGCAGCTCCCAGGTCGCGCTGTGCCGCCCGGTATACTGGTCGATGTAGTCAGCGGAGGACGTCCGGTCTGGCCGCTCGGCCCGTTCGTGCGCCGGGGTAAACGTCTCGCTGATCGTTCGGACTGCTTCTGCTCCAGCAGGCTTCCGCGGTACGCCATACGTGACCTCACGCATGACGTAGACCGTCGCCTGGGAGCCAGGGAATTTAACGGCCATGATCGTCCCCCTCCTTACTTACCGTCAGCTTGCGCCGACCTTGCGGCGGCTCTTCCGCCTGCGCCTGCTCCGCGATGGGCAGGATCTCCTCGAAATTGTTCGGCTCCGGATTGGCGTCCGCCTCGTAAACGTCCCCGAGACGATACTCAGCATTACCGATCCTGATCGGAGCCTTGCCGGTGTATCTGAACTTAGGCATCTCCCCCTCCTTAGTCGGCTCTCCACGAGCTGGCCTGAATGGTGCTTGAAGCGTCGAGCATGGACGTGCCGATAGTTGCCGCCGAAGTCGCTCCAGACTTGGACCGCAAGACCACATGGTCCGGATCGGAGTCGTCAACCCATAGCCCGACAAACAGCGTCGAGCTGCCCTGCAACAGGTAGGGTCTGGTAAAGGCGCCACGATGCGTCTTCGCCATTAGGCCACCCACAGGCTCTCTTTGATTGCCGTGCTTAGCGGATCGTTGATCGCGGTGCCAACCACGCTCGCCGCGGTCGTCCCGGCCTTCGCCCGAATCAACACGTTCGCCGGATCGGTGTTGTCCACCCACAGACCAACGAACAGCGTCGAGCTGCCCTGCAAGATCAGCGGCGCGGTATACGCTCCGCGGTGGTTGCCGTCCACCGGCTCGATATCGACGTAATCAGACACGTCCGCGACGGTGTTGTCTGAAGTCCCTACCTCGATCCGCAATTGCGCCTCTTGCATCATCGCGTCGCCACTGATGAGCAGCGGTCCATACTGCTTGTCGATCGCGATCACGCTGTCTACCGCTTCCTGAAGCGTCGAGTCGGTCATCAGCACTTCGTCAATCGCCCTGACCGTCCGCAGACACATTCGCTTGAGCTTGTCCTCGCCTTGATTGGCGGTGACCGCAACGGCAATCGTCAAACTGTGCGTCTGGATGTCGTAACGCTCGAAACCGTCCGACGGGTGATTGTCCGTCCGGTCGGGAATGACACAAACCAACGGGAACCCTGCCGGCAACCGCACCTCGGTGATGTAGAAGTTGTCGGCGGCGACATGCTCCAGCGTAATGGTATCGTCATACTCGATATCCAAGGCGATCAACTTGGCGGAGAGATTCGCCTTGAGACACGCAACGATCCGGTCAGCCACCCAAGCGATATCGTTCGTGCCGGCCATTAGTCACCTGCCCAATCGGAGAACCCAGCATCGGCCCGCGACCGCCAGTCGCCCTTGCGCGTCATCGCTCCGAGGTTCTCCCGCTCGAACTGACCCGACATCAAGATGAACGCTTGAATCAGTCGAACCCAGTGCCGTCGTTGAGTATCGGTCACGCGGAACATCGTCCGTCGTGGCAGTCGATCACCGCCGCCCTTCTTCTGCTTCCGCGGACGATCAGACTGGTGGTAGACCGCGTAAGGAACGCTAGTGCCCATCTCGACCCGCATCGGCCCCGGCCGGAACACCGACCCGCTGGCGCCCTTGCGCGTTAGGCTGTTCATCATCGCGCCGGTCTTGATGAGGATCCGGGTGTCGAACCCGTGCTCCTGCTTCCATTCCTTATAGGTCGGATTCAGTGGCGTCCAGGCGTCATACCCTTGGACGTTCCCTTGCGCCGCGAACACCCGCGACTCCCGAGCCCGGAAGTCGTCATAGATGTCGTTCCAAACAGGCTCCAGATTGCGGACCGACTTAGCCGCTACACCCAAGACCTTAGATACCAGCGGCACGCCATCGACCTCGAACGTCAGGCCAAGGAGTCCAGCCTTGTTACTTGCTCCTGCACCACTTGGCAACCGTGGCATTAGAAGTTCATGTCCTTGGTGAACGTCGAGGTGGTCTCAGTGCCGTTCGGCTGGTGGAACTCCCCGATGATCGACCGCTCCAGTTTGTTCGGGATGTAGTCGCCGTCTCTGGTCGCGGCCGGGATCGTCATCAGTCCCTTCTCGATCTTGACGTAAAGCTCCTTGTATTGCTCTCCGAGGTAATCGGCATGCTCCGACCGTTGAGGATTGCCGGCCGAGTAAGCCGAGGCATCCGCTGCCGCCGCGGCTCCCAGCGCGTTCAGCCGACCAACAATCCGGATCGCCGTGCCGTTACTGGAGGCTACCGGGATCGCATACCCGAGCACATCCAATAGACCGTTGATCTCCTGGAACACGTCCTTGGCCAGCGAAATGACCTGCCTGCGCGTCGGAATCGAGGCGTCGTTGATCGTCCGCCGCGGGATGTAAGCGGCAACCCTCGATAAGGTGCAATAGGCATCAACCGAGATCTCGATACAGGCAGTCGCGTTAGCCATCTCGCGTTACCTCTGGTGGTAGATATCGCAGCCGTAAACGCCGCGGTGCGACCAGCCAGCACCGATCAGCAGCGCCTTGACCGCCGGATGCGTCGAGACCACCCAGTGGCCTTGCAGGTCCTTGAGTAGCTTGTCCCGCGCTGCCTTCGTCCCCGGCACCGTATCGACCTGCACCGGCTCACCGTCCTTGCCGACCTCCAGTTGTAGCGCCTCGAACTTCTGCCGCACCTCTGGACCGTCGATCAGTCGCATGGCTTTTCCTCCGTTACTGAGATTTGCGGTGAGGGACCCTTGCCTATTTGGCCAATCCAAGCTATCTTTATGGCGTCTGCAATGCTTGGAGTCTTCTGACTCTAAATACAGGCCGGCTCGGGACTGGGATCGCCGTAAGGCTCCCACCTTCCTTCTCCA